GAGAAAAGAATAGTGGTAAAGGCGGATTTCTAAAAAAGATAGAACCGATTACCGTAGCACGTACATTAGTAGAAGCTGATAGTGGAAAAGTTTTCATGCTCAGTTCTGGTGATGGTGCGTATCAAATTACACTTCCAACAGCATCAACTGGCGTTGATGGATGTCACTACAAGTTTATTGTAGAAGAAGAGACACCAACTGGCGCTATTACAATCGCTGCTGGTAGTGCAATTATTAGCTTGGTAATGAAAGATGCCGGTGGTAATGCTTCTAACTCTACAATAGGTACTCAGGTATCTAATGTAATTGTTGGTACTTCAGCACAAAAAGGTGATTACATTAATGTTATGTTCACTGGTGGTGAGTACGTAGCAGAAGCTATGTCCGGTATTGATGACGCAATTACTACTTCATAACCTGAAATCATAAGGGTAACAGATTGGATTTCTGTGGGGCTAATCGTACAAAGGGTTAGCCCCGAATATCCAAAGAATTAAAGTTAAAAGAGGGATAATATGGCTGCATATGGCAATGTAAAAGTAAAAGTTTTTATTCATCCCGGTAACCCCGGAGATGAAACTGGCGATGCTGGAACTATGGCTCGCGACATTAAAGACTATGTAACATCATTGGATTCTACAAATAATGCTATAATTTCTATTACTCACGCAACACTAGCTGGTGATAGAATTATGACGTTAGTTGTCGGTGGTGCTTAGTGAAGTGTCAGCATTGTAAAGCTGATAATAAAGGTGGTTGGTTTTATTGTAGGTCTTGTGGCCTGCGCGCAAGCCAGCCTATGTACACTCCTAATGTTATTGTTAGGGACACAAACTTTGCAACCGCTATTCGTAAAGACCAAATAAATTTTACGGAAACAACGATAGGCGAAGATATTAAATCAAAAGGTGGAGTATTAGATGGCAACATTTAGTGCACAAATACAAGACTTAGTCGGCTCGTTTAGTGATGAAGCTGCTCTAGACCAATTCATAACAGAAGGGGCTAATGAAGTAATTAACGCAATGCCACGCAGAGTTATGGAAAGAGTGGCGGAAGAAACTACTGTAACGGATGGCAGTACAACGTCTGAAGGACATAAAATACTTTATGTTTTAAGAAATGACGGTACGATTGACCAGCCATGTAGACAGGTTCCTGCGTATAAAAGAGGTAGAATACAAGACTCTTCTGATATGGAACACGCTACGACTACAGACCCAGCATATTACATACAAGATGGCAAAATAAATATTTTTCCAAACGGTAATGGGTTGATGGTTTCTGTACCAACTTACAGTCAATCTTCTCCGTTGGATGCTAGTGGTATATCAACGATTACAAACTTTCCAGATGAGTATGAGTACCTAGTGACGTTGTATGGAGCTATAAAAGCATTGAATCAGCTTATGGTTAACATACATGGTAATTCAGATATTACTACTGCCTTAACTGCTATCAATACAGAAATAGATGAAACACTTACCATAGCTGATAGCGCTGCCACAGAAATAGCTTCAGCCAATGCAGAAGTTGACAAAGCTACAGCTGAAATTGCACTTGCAAACGAACAAGTAGATTTAATGAACGCGGAAGTTGATTTGTCAAATGCAGAGTTAGATGAAGCATTGGTGTTAGTTGATTCAGATATAGATACAGCAACAGCAGCTATAAATACCGCTGTAGATAGAGTAAACGCAGCTGTTGCTCTGGCCAATACACAGTTTGATAGTGCTGTAACAGCTAATACCGCAGAGGATGTTGAGTTGGCCTCTTCTCACGTAAATGCAGGTAATGGATTTTTAAGTGAAGCTCAAGGTAGTTTGGGCGAGGCGCAAGGGTACGCTAACGAGGTTTCAGCTAGAGTCAATCAAGTACAAGCTCAAATTTCTGTAGCCCAAGGATTCTTAGGAACATCAAGTGGCTATGGAGGAGTTGCTCAGGGGTACTTAGGAACTGCTTCTGGTTTCGTCAATACCGCTCAGGGATATGTAGCGACAGCTAATGCTTTTTTGTCGCAAATACAATCTAAATTAAACATAGCACAAGCTTATGGGAATGAGGTTCAAACAAGATTAAATGTAGATTCTACAGAATATAATTGGTATCAATCACAACAAGCAAAATTACAAGCAGACTACGACAGAGGTTTGCAGATATTGAGTGGTAACTAATGGCTAAAACTTTAGTGACATTAAACACTTCTCCATCATGGACGCTAACAACGCTGAACACATCTCCATCTTGGTCTTCTGTAACTCTAAACACATCGCCTTCTTGGACATCAGTGGCATTAAATACATCACCATCTTGGAATGGGGTTGTGCTAGATACATCTACAGATTGGATGCTACCGGGTAGCTGGAAAAGCGTAACAATTAATTGGGAAAATGAAACCCGAACATACAAACAGGTTGGTTTATTAGGAAAGGATTCTGATTAATGGCTGTACATAGTTTAACGGTAAAAGAAATTATCTCAAGAGTCAGGCAAGTATTTCCTGACGCACCAGAAAAATATATTATGAACCTTATTAATGAGGCAATGGTAGAAATGGGTAAGTATAATACGAAAGTAGAATACGCAAAAGCAAATACCGTTGCAGACCAGCAGTGGTATACCCTTAGCGACACCAATGCAGGCGTAGAAATAAACAAAGTTTTTAGAGTAGATTTTTTAGATTCTGACGATGTATATGTAAAAATACCTCGTTTACTTTCTGGCGAAATACCAACAATGGATATAGACTAATGGCAAGTACATACAATCACCCACAAAATTTTATTGCTTGGTTTATCAAAGGTAATCATCTTGCAGTTGTTACTGTTAAGGGCGAATTAACTGGCTCTTATAATAAAAAGTATGGGCAGTATAAACCAATAAACGAGTCTGTTACTAACGGACTTTTAATACATTATTACGCTGAACCTAATGCGGTTACAGCAATTACAGATACACCGGATGTTGACAACGTATTTCATACAGCGATTGTTGATTATGTAAAAGCTCGATTATACCAAGACAGGGCAGGGCAAACAGCAGACGCAGGTTCGGCAGGGGTAAATTTAAATTTAGCAAGCGTACACGAAGCAAAGTATAGCGAAGCTGTAAAAAGAAACGGTATGCAAAAAAGAGATAAAACAGGTGGAGACAGACGTATAATGATGGCTGACTTTACTTAATTATAGGATTTTATTATGGCAGATGTAAGAAAATATCAAACCGATGAACTTTTAAATAAAGTATTGAACTCAGGTGAGGATGCGTTAAAAGTTGATGTCGATAATGTTACGCTAACGACAGAAGGTGGTGACGTTGCAATAGACGTAGCTTTAGACAAAGCGAATGATAGCGTAACCATATACGCTAATACAGCAGCCGATGGGTCTGGTACAAGTACCGTTCCTTTAGTAGATGCAGCGGGTCATACTCAAGTAGATATTGTATCGTCTGCTTTACCTTCAGGTGGAGCTACGGCAGCAAATCAAGCTACAATAATTACCGCGTTGCAATTACTAGACAATGCAGTGGACGGAAACTATTTAAATGTAAACGCCAACATAGCAGGAACAGATTTTGTTGGTGGGGCCGGAGCAGTAGCAGGTGGAGTACAAAGAGTTACGTTAGCATCTGACGACCCAGCAGTTACAGATTTAGCAGCTATAGAAGTATTGCTAACAGCTGCGAATGTTGACCACGCTGCTAATGAAGTATTATTAACAGGCATTGATGCTGACACAAATGCTATAAAAACCGATATGGCAGCTATTGAAGTTCTTTTGACAGCAGCTAACGTAGACCATGCGGCCAATGAAGCTTTACTTACTACTATAGATTCCGATACTAACGATATTAAAACGGCAACAGAAGCAGCTCAGGCCTCTTTAGCGGATATGGTTTACGGGACTGCTGTTGCAATAGATATAAGTAGTGGCAATCATGGTTCACTTAGCCATAACGCTTTGTACGTAGGCACAGGTGGCAATGTAAAGGTAAACATGGGAACAAGCGGAAGTGGTATAACTTTTAGTAACGTAGCAAGTGGTCAGATACTACCTATACAAATAACTCAAGTGTATCAAAGCGGCACAACAGCTAGTAATATGGTAGCGTTAAAAGAATAATGATTACTTGGAGAAGAACACAATTAAACTTTTTAAAGTCAATATATGATGTTATTTGGAATATCACTCAACTTAACTGGGAAGAAGACAATGTTAAGTGGGAAGAACACACAGGATAAAAAATTATGGCAAGCTTAAACGGACAAACAATAGCAAGTAGTTACGAACAATTATTGCATACCGATACTGATGGTGGTGGCAATGGAAATACTCTAGTTACTATAAAAGACGGTGATAATGGAACTGTCTTTGGATTAAAATTAGCGACAAACAAAGTAGAGGTAATACCATCAGCCGCTGATGATGCAAATGCGTTTGAAGTATCACAGAATGATGGTACTGCTGTATTTACAGTTGATACGTCTACCCCGAGTGCTACATTTACAAGTGATGTCTTTATTGCAGAAAACATAAAGCACACAGGCGATACAGATACAAGAATTAGAATGTTAAATGATAATGTTATTATTTATGCTGGCAATGAAAATCAAGTAGATATTGGCAATGCTATAACTGTTTTTAATGAAGGTGGTGGAGATAATGATTTACGGATAGAATCAAGTGGTAACGCTAATATGTTTTATGTTGATGCTGGTAATAATAGGGTTGGTATCGGCACAGATAGTCCAAGTGAAGTTTTACAAGTTAATCACTCTGCTTCAGATGGTGATAGTGGTATTTTAATTGTTAATGAATCCACAAGTATTGCTGATGACACTTTTTTAGGTGGTATAGGATTTGATAGTGCAGATGGAAATATTCCAAGTACAGTAGGGGAAGCAAGTGCGGCTATAGTTGCAAGGTCTGCTGAGGCTCATGGAACTGGCGATAAAGGTGGAAATTTATTATTTTTAACAAGTGCAATAGATGATGACGATGATACAGGCTCACATGAGAGAATGCGTATTACATCTGAAGGCAACGTAGGTATTGGCGACACTTCACCTTCAACTGCATTATCTCACTTTGGCTCTGCTTCAAGAGGACTTGCCATAAGCAATCAACAGCCTACTATATCATTTACAGATACAGATGTTACAAAAAGAGCGCATATTGCATTTGAAGGAACTAACAGAAACTTTTATATTTCAAGCCCAGAGTCTGATGGTATAATTACATTTCATACAGGTGGATACAATGAAAGAATTCGTATTACATCTGGTGGAAGAGTAGGTATTGGAATTACAGCACCTGATGATTATCATAGCTCAAATCAGCTTGTTATAGGAAATACAAGTGGTGAAGGGCAAATGACCATTGTTTCAAATGGTAGCAATTCTGGTAGTTTAGTGTTTGCTGATGCAACAAGTGGAACAGGTGAACAAGATGGTATTTTAAGATATGACCATAACGCAAATGAAATGCAATTCTTTACAACTGGTCATAAAAAAATGACAGTTAGTGGTAGTGGTTTAACTGTTACACAAGGCTATCCAATATTAGCAGGTAGAGCTGCTACAGATGGTGGTAGACTTTTAG